CCAATGCCTTGCCCTTGCCAGTCATAGCTGCGCTATGATTTGCCTCTGCATCGAATCGCATGTCTTGGCCATGCCGTCGCACATCATCGCCTCGCCCGTCCTTGCCACCGCCTCTCGTCTCGATGCTATGCTTCTCCTCTGCTGTGCTGTCCGTTCGTGGCCCCGCACAGATGTGCCCTGCCGCCGCAGCGTAGTGCTCGTCCGTGCCTCCGCGTCTCACCGCTTCTACTTGCCATGCCATCGCAGCGTATCGCTCATCCCCGCGCTGCCGTCGCTTGGTGCTGCGCGGCCTCACAGGTCCATGCCACGCCTCAGCTGAGCGCCTTCTTCCGGAGGTCCGCAAAGTCCTCTTTCTCGATCTCGCCGATCTGCTCCCAGACAAATTTGCCTTTGCCCGAGTTACGCCAGCACCCGAGCCCCCTGATCACGCCGTAGTCGAGCCACTCCCGGATCGTGGGCCAGTATGCCGGATCCAGCGTGCCGACCTTCAGCTCGATCACAGAGCCCTCGGGCACCGTCTCCGACTCGGCGAGGGCCACGCGCTCGCCCTGCGGTGTCTGTGCACGGAGGCTGCGCTGACAGTTGCCGACCTCGCCGTCAAAGGTGATCGGGATCCGGCGGCCGAAAGCGAAGATCAAGCCGTCGATCTTCTTCTTGTAGCTCGTCATGGCTTTCGACCTGCTGTCCTTGACATTGCGGAGCATGCCGCAGGCGTCCTTGAAAAATCCCTTTACCTGGTAGTCCCACAGGAACGGCTGACCATTCTCATCCCGCGGGAAAATGGTCATCTGCTTCTCGGCGACCTCGTCAGCGCCGAGCCTGGCGACCTCTTCTTCCCTCTTCTCTGCGTCCGGCGCCTTACTGGCTATGTATTCGCGGTGCAGCTCCGGGTTACCGGATGCCGTGCCCAGCATCTCCTCGATCAGCGTGATCCTGATTTTCATTGTTTCGATAGTCATGTTGTTTCTCTCCTCTCTTTCTTTGTGTGGTGCGTTTAACTGTCTACTCTGTCCTTCCATTCGCCGTAATCGATCTGCAGGTCGACGATCCGTCCGCACCTGATGCTGTAGACGATGATCGTGCCCTCGCTCTGGCGGAGCAGCCACCCCTCCGGGCGGAAGTAGGACCTGTGGATTATCCTCTCCTCGGCCACGACCAGAAGGTCGCCGCCGATCACGTGCTCCTGGTACGGTTCGACGCCCAGGATCTCGTGCTCGTCCAGATCGAGGATCGTCATCACGGCGTCCCGAGTCTTGGGGATCCACTCCACCGTCCCGTACTGGTCGCCCGGGCGCTTGATGATGACCTTGATCATGCCGCTCGCCATCAGTCCAGCCTCCTGATCACGGGCCACCCGTGCGCCGGCTCGTCGCCCTCCTCGTACTCCTCGTCCGGGTCGTCATCCTCCGGATAGTCGATGTCCTCCCCCAGATCCTCGAGGTGGGCCGCCAGCTTGCCCAGCATCCACGAGCACAGGATCCCGATCAGGACCATGCAGATGATCATGATCGTCGGCGTGATCCTGTCGGACACGCCGAGGCATTTAAGATCAAATGCGATCTGCAGGGAGACCACTCCTCCGATCGTCCATCCCGCGTTCTCCCTCCAGCTCGGATCGTGCAGTGCATTCCAAAACCCTCTCATTGTTTCCCCTCCTTCTCAGCGCGGCCAGGCAGGCCGCCGTGTACCGCTGCCGGTGTCCTTCTGTCAGGATCACCTGGACCGTGATCCTGGTCTTCGTTCTAACCTCTCCTCCCCCTGGTGAAGAAGTTGCTCGACTCGTCCTGCGTGTGGTGCCGCAGGTCATTCTTCATCACCTCCAAGCCATTTACCGCATCTTATTCTTGCGTTTCCGCAAGTTCTTCGGCAAAAAAAATACTGTCCGGGTCTTTAATGCCCAGAAACTTTATCAGCAATCCTATTTCCTGCCTCGTGAACCTGCCGTCGTCCTGTATTTTTCTGTACAACGTAGACTCATCAATCCCCAGAAATTCAGCTACTTCTTTGCTCGTCTTCCCTGCTCTTACTATCTGCGCCCGGAACTCATTGCGGTTAAACAATCGATCACCTCCTCTCTTGCCTCGTCTTGCGTTTCCGCAAGTTCAATGTAGCACACAAGAAAGATTATGTCAATGCGTAAATGCAAGTTTACATGTTCTTAAATCTTTGTTAATTGCATTATTGCAAGTTCTGCGCTACAATACAGTAGGAGGTGGAGAGATGGAAGTTAAAGATCTGCTTAAGATGAAAAGGTTAGAAAAAGGGCTCACCATGAAAGAACTCGCTGACATGGTCGGCGTTTCGGAGGGCACGATCTCCAGATGGGAATCCGGGCTGATCGCCAATATGAGAAGGGACAAAATCGTGGCCCTGGCGAAAGCTCTGGGGATTACCCCCGGCATGATCATGGGCTACGAGATCGTGATGGAGCAAAAGCTCGATAAAAGCTATGAAAAATACTCCAAACAATTAAAGATCGCCGAACAGATCTGCCGAGATGGCGCCGAGGTGATCTTTGACGCCTACGAGCTGGCGCCCGATAAAATGACCGACTACGCCCGGATGATCTGTCTCACCTCCGGAGACCGCAGGCATCTCGCCACCGCGGCCCACACCGACGCTGACCGGATCCCACAGGAGGATCTGGATCAGCTCGATGACTGAGGTGTCGGATTTTTTCGACACCTGATTTTTTATAATGAACCTCCAAGGAGGTGGTGACCATGACGGATCTGGAGATGCTTTCACAGATTGCCGATGACCGCGGGCTCCGGGTTGCCCGGCGCCCGCTTGGCCCGTCGACCAAGGGCCTGATCCGCGGTGACAAGATCGTGCTGCGCAATGACCTGACCACGGCGGAGGCTGCGGACACACTGGCCGAGGAGATCGCCCACGACCTGCTGACCGTCGGGGACATTTCCGACCAGACAGATGCGGGAAACCGTAAACAGGAGCAGCATGCCAGAGCCCTGGCCCACGAGATCCGGATCGGACTCCGCGGGATCGTGCGGTGCTACGAGGCCGGCTGCCGGAGCAAGTACGAGGCCGCGGAGCTGCTGGGCGTCTCGGAGGAGCTGCTCGCCGAGGCTCTGGAACGGTACCGGCAGCAGTACGGGATCTGCGTGCAATATGGACAGTATGTTATTTATTTTGAGCCCCGGCTCGCAGTTTTCCAAAGGAGGTAGATGATGAAAAGGCTATTGTTGATTGTGCTGGTATCCGGCCTGCTGGCAGCTGCGCCTGCTGCCGTGTCAGCAAACCCGCTCTTTGATCGCTGTATCTATGACGACGAGGTCGCGCATATTAGATATTGCGAGCGCTACTATCACAGACTGTCCGTCAGTCAGGACACGAATGGGAAACGTGTCTACTCATACGACCTATACAACGCCAACGGCGAGGTCGTCAGCCACAACTGTCTATACGCGTGTGGAAAACCCCAGATCTGTGACGATCTCGGCATAGCGCTGGAAGATTTTGATGAAATGGAATATGTATTAGCTGATCAGGAGACCGAAGAGGGGAAAAGGACAAAAACAGGCCCTTACAGGGCTGTTTTTGAGCCAAAGGAAGGACGCAAGCAAATCATAGAGTTCGCGCTATTCTATAATGAGCCGCTTAGCTTCTCCTACGTTGTGACCGAGCCGACCGGCGATCCTGATACCGATGATTGTATTGCAGCTTTTGCCGGCGAATCATACATTGACTGCGCCGCATATGATAAATTTTTGATAGGGGGCACTGAAGAGACGGAGGAGGTGCTATCCGAGGTACTCCCGGAAAATCTACCGGATTGACCGGGCAGCTGACGACCACTCAAAAAAAAGAGACCCCGGCGCACCACCACCGGGATCTCAGTAAACCCTATATCTTTCTACACGCACCACACGAGAGGAGAGACATAAGATCCAACATCATTTTATCTTATCTCTCCTCTCTTCGCAAGAGAGGATCTCATATGCGTATCTTTTGTTACGGACGAAAATCCGTCTACTCCGACACTTCCGACTCCGTCGACAACCAGGCCCGCATGTGCCGGGAGTACTGCGACGCCCGGCTGCAGGTCGACAGCTGGACCGTCTTCACGGACGAGGACTTTTCCGGATCCAATACCTCCCGCCCCGGGCTGCAGCGGATGCTGAGGCTCATCAAAACAGGCCAGGCCGATGCGCTGATCGTTTACCAGCTGGACAGGCTCAGCCGCAGCGTCCGGGACTTCTCGGCCATCTACGCGGAGCTGGAGGAGCACGGCGTCCAGTTCATATCCCTTAAAGAACAGATCGACACGACGACCCCGATCGGCCGCGCCATGATGTACGTGACGGTCGTCTTCGCGCAGATGGAGCGGGAGACCATCGCGCAGCGCGTCCGTGACAACCTGCTGGGCCTCGCCAAAAAGGGCTGGTGGGTCGGCGGCCGGGCTCCTGTGGGCTTTAGGAGCCGCAGGGTGGCCGACGCTGCGGGGCGCCGCCATGTCGTGCTGGAGCCTGACCCGGACTCCGCCGCATACGTGCGCGGCCTCTACGACGCCTACCGGGACGCCGGGTACATCTTAAGCCAGGTGGAGCAGCGGTTCAAACGCGCGCGGATCCGGACCAAGGCGGGGACCTTTTTCAGCAGCACGCAGATCTACCAGATCCTCCACAACCCGGTCTACGCGACCGCGGATCAGGAGACCTATGACTGGTTTGCAGCCCTCGGCTGCCAGATGGTCGATGACCGCAGCTCCTGGGACGGGACGCGGGGCGTCCTCTCCTACGGACGCACCACGGAGCGGTCCGGCACGCACGAGCTCACCGAGCCGTCCGAGTGGCTGATCCGCACGGGCCATCACGCGCCGATCATCCCGTCCGATCTATGGCTGGATGTGCAGCGCCACTTTGGCCGGGCCAAATTTGAGAAGGAAACCAGATACCCGGTCGCACTGCTCAAGGGCGTCGCCCGCTGCCGGTGCGGAGCCGCCCTGCGGATCTCTCACAAGCACTACACGGACAAGGCGGGCAACCACACGCACGCCGAGTACTATGTCTGCACCCGCCGCAGCCGGATGGGCTCAGAGTACTGCACTCTGCCGCAGATCCGGCGCGACCTGCTGGACGACGCGGTCCTCGCGAGGCTGCGGGAGATCGAAGCGGATCCGGCTATGATACGCGCCTATGCCGCGGAGCCCGTCGTCAGGGAGCCCGGGCCGGACCTCGACAAGCTCCGGCGGGAGGCGTCAGCGGTCAAAGATAAGATCCGCCGCCTCACGGATCAGCTGGAGGATCTGGCCGGCAGCCCGGCGGCCCGTCATGTGATCGTCAGGATCGAGGAGCTGGACGGGCGGCTGCGGGAGCTGGAGCGCCAGCAGGTCGACGCGGACGCCCGGATGCGCGAGCGCAAGGCCGAGGAGAAGACCCTGGAGGAAAAGGCCGGGGAGATCGCGGAGCTGGTCAGAGGGCTTGACAGATTTACTCCGGAGGAGCGCAACAGGATCCTCCGGGACATCGTTAGATCCTGCACGTGGGACGGGGAGACACTCCGTCTCGAGCTTTGACCCTTTTTCGCCCAACATTCTGCGACGCTCACGACGCAGAATTATGGGCGAAAAATATTTATAGAAATGTTGTAATAAGGTATTGACATTTATATAAATGTGCGCTATACTTACATCATCAAGAGGAACACAAAAGCACCGCACACCACATGAGAGGAGAAAACGAGATGACCGAGAGAACGAGAACGATATGGAACGCACTGGTCGCGAATTATGACAAATGGGCTGGCGAGTGGGAAATGATGGGTGATGCCATGGAGATCCTCGCCGGGGTGACGGCGGAGGTGCTCATCGAGGCGTTGGACGACACAGACAGATACATCGACGATGTCCACGAAACCTATGGGTATTCCGGGGATCTCAAGATCCGCGTCCAGCTGATGCACGTATTGGGGCTGTTCTATCCGGAAGCCGCGAAGAGATGGAGCGAAGCTCCGAGACCCGAAAAGGTGCTCACCGAGGCCGAGAAGAGAGCCGCAGAGGAAAGCAGGAAAACCGCTAAGATGTTCCGGGACTACATGAGCCGCCGTTACAACTAAAACAGAATAGGGGCCCCGAAGGGCCCCGCATCTGATTAACGTATTTTTTTGAATTTCAATCCACAGGAGCTGCGCTCCTGACCTTAAAAGCATATCATGAAAGGGAGGATCCAGTCAATGAAAAAGATCATCAACGGCAAAAGATACGACACCGACACTGCCAAAGAAATGGCCAGCGCCAGCTACAGCGGCAGCGTCCGCGACTTCCAGTTCTGGGAGGAGATCCTGTACCGCAAGAGCACCGGCGAGTTTTTCCTCTACGGTGAGGGCGGCCCGGCTTCCAAATACGCGCGGCCAGTCGGCCAGAACAACTGGTCGGGCGGCGAGCGGATCATGCCGCTGACCCTTGAGGAGGCTCAGGAGTGGGCCGAGAAGTACCTGGACGCTGACGAGTATGAGGAGATATTCGGAGAAGTCGACGAGGGAGGGGAGAAAAAGCAGGCGATGTTCTCCCTCTCCGCAGGAGCGATCGAAAAGATCGCCAGGCTGGCAGCGGCGCAGGGCATCAGCAAGAGCGCAGTCATCGAGGAGCTGGTGAGCCGGGCATAAAAAAAGAGGGAGACAGGGCTGACCTGCCTCCCGTTTTTATTTACTTGGTTTTGACGATCGCGCTGATGCCGGCAGCCTTCAGTTCCTCGGCCCTCTTGGTCGCGTTGGCTTTGACCGTGTAGGCGCCTGCCTGGATCCGGTACAGATCGCCGTCCCGGACAATGTAAGCGTCGGACGCGACCGCCCGGACGCGCGGCAGCATCTTCTCCGCGTTGGCCTTGACCTTGTAGGCTCCCGCCTGCACGAGGTAGGTCGGTTTGGCGGCCGGTGCCGCTGCCGTCTTCTTAGGCTCCACGTACCGCAGGCAGATCGTCCAGCCGTCGTCCCACCACGGGATCACGGCGATCTCCCCGCCGGTCTGGTCCCCGGCTTTGCCGTTCTCGGCTCCGCCGGTCGCGTTCCCACGGGCTCCCACCAGCTTGTGCTTCGCGCCGGTGACCATCTCGACATGGACGCCGGGGCGCAGGACCACGTCGCCGCATTTCATCCCCGCGCCGGTCCGCAGGTCGACCTTATCCGAGATGTCCCGGAACCCGGCCGCCAGGAAGTTTTTCCTCATGCTTGCCGTGTAACTGTCCGCCGGGATCCCCGTCAGCCCGGCAGCACGCCAGGCGCCGGCGACGAAGCTGCTGCAGGCGTAGTCCGGGTTGCCGAGCCTATGGCCTTTCGCGTTGTTGTACCCGTGGCTGTTGTCGGCCGCGATGGCCAGCGCCCACCGGACCGCTTTCTGCGCGGTCGTCGTGCCCGCTGCCGGCCAGGCCACCGATCCATCGGGGTTGTAGACCCGGTACTTCCCATAGCCTGCGATCGCGCAGGCGTTTTTCGCGTTGACCAGTTTCTCATAGGCCCCGATCTGGCCGGTGCATCTGCCGTCCTTCCAGCCGGTGCCGACTCTGTAGTACTTTTTCTCCACAGTCACAGCTGCCTTGCCTCCCTCTGATGGGTCGAACCGTGCGAGGTTTTCTTTTCGGATGATCGCCATGACCTTGGTGGCGTAGTTCGGATCCGTGGCGTATCCGCCGCGGCTGATCGCCGTGATCACTTTCTCCGGATCCGTCATCCCGACGACCTGGCGGTATTTATAGCCGATGTTGTTCCGCACGTTTCTGAGGAACTGCATATAATCCTCGATACAGTTACGGTAGTCTTTATAGACCCGGAAAGCGTCGTTGATGTAGATCGTCTTCCCGCCGTAGACCTCGGGCGTCCGCTTAACGAAGCTCTCCCCGGACCAGACAGAGAAGGTCTGCCAGGTTGAGTTGAGCAGCTCCGCTTTCATGCCGAGCAAGTTGTTCCTCTTGACCAGCTCCTGCGCGTCGGATCCGAGGCCGTAGCCCGTCTCCAGGCAGCACTGGGCGATCACGACGGACGGGAGGATCTGCAGATCCGGCCACAGGTCCACGCAGATCGCGGCGACCGCAGAGATAAAGTCCTCTTTGCTCGCCGGGATCCCGGAGGCCGGTGTGGCCGTCTCCTTCTTCTGATCCGCGATCGTCTGCTTCCCGCTCCGGAGCTCCTGCATCATCTTTTTGACATCAGCCCGGAACCCGTCCATGGTCCAGCCGTAGCG